AAGCCTTGACTGATCGGCTGGGACTGATACAGAGGATACCTCCATAGGAGTCCACTTAGCTTTATAGTAAGTCTCATCTTTGTCATTCATTCTTTCCAGTTTGTCGATGCGATATCCGACGGATATATTCATGCGTATCCCATCTTTTACGTCTTCAAACACTTCTTGAGCTAAAGCAGATTTTCCAAATCTGACTACTGCTAAAGACCTTTTAGCAGTCTCGTCTAGTTTGAATTCTTCAATTACACCTATTTGCTTGGTCATATCATGATCCAAGAGAAGAGGCGCACGTCCTGAATTAATAAATTCCATATTTATATCATCAGCAGAATGTCCTAGCACTTCCATGCCAAAACTTCTTTCAACAGGTTCTTCGCTAGAAACTCCTATACGAACTCTTCTATTTTCCTCATCAAGATAAGAATGTTTAGATAAGTCAATAGTTCTATATTTCATAGGCATATCAATTACTTTTCTTTCTTCTTCTTCATGAGCCATAGATACTTCGTCAGTAATCTCTAGTTCATCACCTTCTTTTTCTACATCCTCATGCTTTGCGAATTCAACGATAACCTTATCGTCAGTTTCACTCACATTGAGGATATGTCTATCATCTTTATTCATAGATTTCTCCTCTTTATTTGTTGATAAAGGATGTTTTTCTGATTCTTGCGAATCAAAACTTGTTTGTCTTTCTTCTATAGCATCTTCAAATTTTATATATTCAAAATCATGCTCATCTAACCAATCTTTTGCTTGTTGAGGAGTATATTTAGAAGAATCAAATCTAATAGATTGTATTTCTGATACTCCTTCTTTTATTCCATAAATAGCATCTATGCCATTTCCTAATTCATCATTTTCTCTTGCAAAAGAATCGTATTGTGCTGGGTCTTTTATTCTTGCTGCATGTTCATTTGGATATGGTCTAACATATTCATTTCTCTCATCTTTCATTTGATTTACTTTTGTTGTTGACCACTTATAACCAGCATCACCACCCCATAATGCCCAAGCTATTCTGCCATTAGAAGGATAACCTTCTTCACCAGCGTTAAAACCTTCTGCTTGTTTATCTACTTCATGTCTTGAGAAGAAACTATACATTCTTTTAATAGTTTCATCAGATAAATTTTCATTATTAAGAATTTGATTTGCTCTTTCAGCACCAATTCTAGTGCCTCCACGACCAAATTCTTTTCTCCAGTCTAAACCCTTACGAGCTTCTACTTTCATTCCTTCAGTTGGTCTAGCCATCGTCCTCATCTCCACCAAGAATTTTAGCATCTACTGGATTCTTAGCTCCAAATGGTTGATAAGCCAATTCAATATCATATTGTTTAGCTAATTCAATTTCTTTTTGATGTTGCTCAAAAAGTTCTTCTGTGTCTCTTCCGTATGAACCACTAATATCAGCATAAGTAAGTGTTCCATTTTGTAAACCTATTACATTTGCTTGCATTTCTTTTAAAGGATCAATCCAAGCAAAACTTCTTGGGATGTAATTTACAGAACTAGCAAATTTATCAAATTTACCCATAGGTAGATTGATATAACCTGTAGATATAACCATTTCTAACCAAGATTTAAAAACTGGGTTTATAAAATGGTCAATTACAAATTGTTGATATATCTGATACATACTTCTATCTTCTAAAGCACCCTGTCTTATTGAAGAATAATTAACTGAAGTCAAATCATTAGATAATGAATGATAAGAAATATTTAAACCTGATGCGATACTTCTTAAAACACTTGTTGTAAATGAATCAAAAGCAGTAGTTGGATGAGTAGGATCAAATGCTTTGAAATCCATACCTTGAGGCAATTGCTCAAATACACCAGCTTGTGCGTTCATTGTTGGATTAAAAGTATCTTCATATTCTCCATCACCAACATATCCATCTCCATCAGGAGAGGTAAAGAAGCCCATTTTTGATGCTCCAACTCTAGCTGCAACTATCTCCGCCTCTAAATAACCATTTAACATTTTCACATTAGCCATTGCTGTAGCAACCAAAGAAATACCTCTAGTTTGTTCTGCTCTAGTAGGTAGGTAAGCATGGATAATCTCATCAGCAGGAACTCTAATGTGTTGTGCTTGACTTAAATAAACTCTATCGTATGGATGATCTTTATATAAATGATAAGCAACTGGTCTATCATATTTATCTACTTCAACACCCATTTTAACTTTGTTGCCAGTAGCTTTATAAACATCATTTTTATTTTCATCTAAATGATCTGCTTCTAAAAACTGTAACTGAAAACCAAAAGGTGAATTACTGTTTTTTATTTTTCTAATTAATACTTCACCATCTCTACATAAAGATTCAATAAATATTTTTTGACAATCTAAAAATGATAATCTGCCATTAGTTGTGCAATTACCTACCTGACCCCATTCCTTCCAAGCTGACTCAATGAGCTGGTTTCCAGCAACGTCTAATGAGCCATTGTCATCTCGACCTTTACTGGAAACTCTTATGCCATGCTTACCGATAACATTAGATACCATCAGGTTTAAGTATCTTGCAATATAGCTATCGTTCCTTGCTAACTCTCTTGCTCTATCTCTTAAAATTCTTATGTTATCTTTTATCTCAGCATCGGCACTTGTAGAAGTGGTAACAAAATCTGCAAACAATCTTCCAGTATTAGCTCCTGAGTAGCTTCTTCTGTATGCTTGTCTTTTTTTCTGTTTAGGCTCATTTATGCCTAATATTCTGTTATACCATGCCATTATGTGTAACTCGAAGGATTAGAACCAGTTACCCTACCAAAATTTACTTTAATAGTGTTTCCTGATCCACGTTTATTCTTAATTCTCTGTATTTTGACTTCTTTTAGATATTCAGCTTTATATCTGTCTCTAAAAGTCATAAGTTCGTCTATAGACATTCTTGATAATGACCTACCAGCTATAGACATAGATGATTGGTCAATATTTGCTCTATTTTCAATAACTGCTTCTATTGCATCTAAAACAATCTTTGCATGACTTCTAACCGAAGCAGTTGTAGTTGCATAATTATCTTGAACTTCTACAAAACCTTCTTCTAGCTTGACTCTTGCAGAATCAGAGCTTCTAGTTATGTAAGAAACCCAGTTGTAATTACCTTTTGTATAAGAAGATGTATTACTAGCCTCAATTAAGTAGGTATCACCTGACTCAGTTGCAGTTAATGTAAAATTAGATGCTGTAGCACCATCAACTAAATTAAATTCATAAGATAGTGAATAGTCTGCTACTGGATAATCGTTAGCTAAATCTTCTCTTTTCCATGCCCAATAGTCTCCCAACTGAAGTTCAGTAGGAACTTGTGATGGATAATTTGTTGAATCAAATTTGTTGCTCAAGCAAAAACCTCATAATGTTTTAGATATATCTAATATTACACTATGGTTTTCTGCTAAAAAGTCAACATATTTACAAGGAAAAGTCAAATTACTTCCAAGAAGTAGCAAAATTGCCTCTATTTATGCCTCTTTGGGGTTTATTTTGCCCTTTTTCTTTAGGTTTTGTCTGTCTTGTTAGTATTTTTTCTTCAATTGAATCAAAATTAGGGTTTAAGATGTAAATAGCAGCAAAATTATAGACCAATGTATCCAAAGCCTCATTTCTTGGTCTTAATTGCTTCCAAATTAAAGATTTTCGACCTCTAACAAACTTTGTAACTCTTTTTTCTGCTGTAAGCTGTTTAAAATATTCTTCATCAAGGTCTGAGCAAAAATGCAAGGTAGTTAGCTCATTTTCAGCAGCCAAACGTGCAAAAATAGCTTCTTTTGCTGAATCTGTACCAATTCCGTATAAAACAGCCTTATTTTTGCCAACAAATGTAGGTCTATTAGCAATTGGCTTACCAGCTTGAGATAAACCTTTAACCGCAAAGATTCTTCTAGCTTGTCGTGGCTTAGTAAATTGATAAACCATATTGGTATGATGACCACCTGAGTCAATAGTACAGCACGATATGGGTATTAATCTTTCAGATTCAGTTTTAAATCTTTTCTTAAGATAGGCATCTAAGTCTGACCAAACATTTATAGCGTTTGGATCACCCCAAAATATTTTGTAATCACAAACCCATGCTTCATAGTTTTTACCCCAACCAACTAACTGTAATTCCAATCTGTCTTTTTGTGTATCCACACCAGCAGTTAAAACTAATACATCTTCAGGAATGTTTGTGTAATCATAATTTAATCTACGTTCAAGTAATGTTTCATATTCAACTGTTTCTCCTTGTTCTTCCCAAGATTCGCCCAAAGCAGTATTTATCCAAGTTTTTAACATTTCAGGCTGTTTTTTAGCTTCAAGAAAGTTTTTAGCCATATCAGCCCATGTTGACCAAACTGAATATAACTCTGATATATGAAATCCTGCTGTATTAGATTTAGGTTCTGATGCAATCCATTCACCATGTTTTAACATCCATTGCTTTTTAGATTCATCTATAACTGAACCACAATGATCGCAAGCATAAGAAGCTGTTTCAGGCTTGTTTTCATCCCAAACTACGTTTTTCCATTTTAAAACCTGTTTTTCGTTACATTCAGGACAAGGAACGTGATAAAAGCGTTTATCTGATTCTTCAAAAGCAGTTTCTATTCTTGATAATCCTTTGATTGTAGGTGTAGAACACATATATATCTTTTTATTCCAAAAAGTAGTCGTTCTTTTAGTAGCAAGTGATATAGGATCGCCCTCAGCACCAGCAGATGACTCATATCTGTCAACCTCATCCGCTAATACGATTCTAATTGGTCTTGAGGCGAGTCCTGATGCAGAATTAGAACCCACTATGTTTAAATTACCACCAGCAAATTTCTTAGATAATACTGTATTACCACTATCTCTACTTCTAGGGTCTTTAACACAATTTCTTATCTTCTCAGAATCCCTAATCATAGTAGCAAGCCTATCCTTACTAAATGCCTGAGACATCTGTAAAGTTGGCTGCATGATTAACATAGGTGCTGGGTCTTGATCTATGTAGTAACCTATAACATTGAGAAGTATCTCCGTTGCACCAACTTGAGCAGATTTCATGAATATAATTCTTTGAATATCAGGATCATTAAATGAATCCATTATCTCTCTTTGGTAAGGAGCACGATCTGTACGCCAAGCTCCAGCTTCTGCTGAAGATTCAGGAGATAAACGTCTGTATCTATCAGCCCAGTCGCTAATCTTTAGATTCGGTGGTGGAGTCCATACCTGATTGGTCTCCTGTATCACCTTTTCTATATTTTTGAGGTATTCCATCTTGAGCTAACTCGTTTAGTGCTTCATGCACTTGTTCTTTTATTATTAATTCAGCTTCTGCATATTTATCTACTGTTATGACTTGATGTGCAATTCTTGATGGCAAGCCTAACAACTTAGCTCTTGCATTAGATACATAATCAATCCATGTCTCTTGCACCAGTTCTGCTGGTATTAACTTAGCTTCCATCTCTTCTACTTCAAGTTCAGCCTTCCTAGCTTGAGCAGCAGTAAGTTTTGTTTTCTCTTCTGTTATATCACCAGTGCCATCTTTTCTAGTATATCTAGCAGATTTTCGTAAATGATTAATATACTGTACCCTGCATACGTCTATATTAACAGGAGACCTTCCTGAACCAATAGTAAAGATTCCTTTACCTATCAAATCACTTATTGATTGTGGTGATAGATCAAGGTGTTCTGCTAATTCTTTTCTTGTAGCCAAGTTTTTATCGTGATTTCTTAATACTCATAAGTATAAATATACTTGATATAAAGCTCAATTACAAAAGGTCATTTATATTATAAATACGGCTGATAGTACAGCTCTGTCGCTACAAAAAGAATGGGGTGCCGCAACCTG